GAAAAAGGTAATTTGAGGATTACCTGTTAAATACACATCTTGTGCACCGTAAGCTACAAGTTGAAGAAGACCACCACCCATTTTAATTTATACTTTCTTTTATACTATATAATTAGAAAAAAAAATAAGACACAAACTTAATTCGAATACGCAAGACCACCCATACCAGATAAAATACGCAAAACATTGTAATTAACAGCATATACTTGTAAATTTGCTTGTTTCTTTGCTGCATCATCTATTTTTAATGCTAATACTGCACTATCTATGCGAGACATATTGAGGGTACCCGATGGTTGATGTTCTTCTGGTTTAATAGCGAAAGAATACACATTGATACCACCATTTTTAGGTACATTAGTATGATGTTGATATGGTTGAATTTTATCGAAATAAGTACCATCGCGTGGGGCAATACGATCATTGCCGTTTAGTCTAATGTGTGCAGTAGTAACAGGATTAGCACCACCAAAGGTAGCATCGTCTACCGCTGAATAATTATTCCATTGTAATACAGGATTTTTAGTAATATAGGATTTATCACCAGGCCATTTAGAAACCCATATTAATTCTTTGCAAGGATGATTGAAATTTAATCTAACTTGAGTACTATACGATTCTTCACCGGTATATTGTAATTGTTCAATTAAATATTCATGAGATAATTGAGCGAATTTTCTACGTTCATCTGTATCTAAATAAATATAATCTACCCAAATATCAACTCTTGTAATATCACCAATTTGAACAGAATTACCAGATGGTTGCGTAGGCACCGCGTCTGTTTCCGGACCATCCTCAACAGCAGCTGCATAATTAATAGCAACTTCATCTTTTTCAGCAAAATCAATTTTGAATTTTACTTCATGATATTGAAGAGCAATTAAAGGTAATGCTAATCCAACATTGCGACAGAACCAAAATTCTAATGGAATATATAATTTAGTTGAGCCGGCGACAGGAACAGTAGATAAAGCGTTTCCATTTGCACCAACCATTTTATCATAACCATATCTTTTGCCAAGCGGTAAAGATAATTCATTCCATATATACATCCAATCAGAATAATGTTTATCAATTTGTTGACCGCCGATTTCAACAGTTACAGATTTTAATAATTTTAATCCAACATAATTTACATAATGATCTTTGGCAGCATCTAGAACATAACCCAAACCGGGCAATTCAATTTCTACATATGCTCTATTTATTAAATCGCCATTTCTAGATACAGTACAAGTTATAGAACTTGCATAGTTTGCGGTTCCATTATAAGTTTGCATAATAGATTCAATTGCGAAATTAGTATGACGTCTGTAAACTACTTTAAAGAAAGTAATTTGAGGATTACCGGTTAAATATACATCTTGAGCACCATAAGCTACTAATTGAAGAAGACCGCCACCCATTTGTTATTTTATCTTTTTATACTATATAATTAGAAAAAAAAATTAAAATAAACACAATATACTTAAAAGAATTATTATAAAAAGTTTATATAATATGTTTAAAGATAAAACATCTAAAAAAAGATTAAATAATACAGAAAATTATAGAGATAAATGTACATTGGATACAATGCACCATGACATAATTAAAGATTTTGAAAATAAATCCATAAAATATAATGAGTGTTTAATAACTTTAGAAAATTTAAATTTAAATAAAAATATTATCATGTCAAATATAGAAATATTATCAGAAAATAAAGACAATTTAAATACAATTGAATATGATAATTTATGGAATTCTAATATAAAAATAAAAGAAGAAATATATAATATTAATAAAGAACTTAAAAAAATAGAAAATTATAATGAAATAGATTACTATAAAGATACTAGTGATATATTATTTAACTATTATAATATTATAGAAAGTCAATCTAAAAATAACAATCCAGCGAAAAAGACAGTTCTTGATGCATTAAATAACAAAAATGTTGTATCAATTAATAATACTGATAAAAGTGGTTTAGTAGATGAATATTTATCTTTAACAAACAACCAATATGTAAAAAAAAATTCAAATCAAAATATTGAAATATGTAAAGAATGTCAAAATACATTAACATGTTTACAACATGAAGCAATTATGATTTGTGAAAATTGTGGATATCAAGAATTATTATTAGTAGAACAAAATAGACCAATATTAAAACAAAATGCAAAAGATACATCACATTTTAGTTATAAAAGAATTAATCATTTTAGAGAATGGTGTAATCAAGTTCAGGGCAAAGAAAGTACCGATATTCCAGATGAAATATTTGAGAAAATTTTAAATGAAATAAAAAAAGAAAAAATTTATGATACAAAAACGATAACATATACAAAAATGCGCGAAATATTAAAGAGACTTAGAATAAATAAATATTATGAACATATTAATTATATTTTAAATAGAATTAATGGTATACCAACACCTCAATTTTCATCAGAATTAGAAGATCGCTTATGTTTAATGTTTAGAGATATTCAGGGTCCGTTTTTAAAACATTGTCCCAAAGATAGAAAAAATTTTTTATCATATAGTTATGTTTTATACAAATTTTTTCAAATACTTGGATTACATGAATATCTTAAATATTTTCCATTATTGAAAAGTAGAGAAAAATTATATTTACAAGATCAAATATGGAAAAAAATATGTCAAGAATTAAATTATCCAATTATTCCATCACTATAATTATTTTGATTCTTTTTTAATAACATCTCTAATATTTGTTTTTAAATTTTTGACATATTTATTTGATAATTTTTTTAAAACTTTTTCTATTAGTTTTTTATTAATTTTTTTACCACCACCTGTTAATGAACCAAAAGAAGAAACAGAAGTCTCAATATTTTCTATATTTGGCATAGAATAAGGGCTACTATAATCTGCTTGCAACGTATCTAAAACCGTATGGTTTGTAGGGTGAACTTTTGACTCTAATACAAATTTACTACATACACCGTCCTCTATAGGTACTGCACAACCTCTACCACCTTTTTTCATTGTATTTCTAAAATATATAAACAATTAAATTTATTATTTTTTATATGTATTCATTTGATAAATTAGTACTACTTTATAATAAAACATCTACTTCAAATTCAGATAATTTAAAAACCCATTATATTGATAATTTAATTGATAATATTAAACTTAATTCCAGTAATTATAATTATCTATTAGATTTTATAATTATTAATAAAATACATTATAATATTGAAAATTATATTAAATTTATTTATATTTTAGTTCCGATATTGTTTACTTATACTTATATATATGGATTTAAACACTTTATTAATATGATTTAATAAAGTAATATGGATTATAATACAGGTGGTAGAGTTAATTTTGATGGAACCACAGATAATAATGCAAATAATTTAAATAATATAATAATTGATCAAAAATTTTCAATTATTATAGGTGAAAATGCAGGACAAACTATTTTACCATCTGCGTCAATAAAAGATGAATTTAATATTTTAATTGGACAAAATACAGCACAATTTTCAAAAAATATAGAACATTCTATTATTATTGGTGAAAATGCTGGCAAGTATTTAGATAATGGTAGTGAAAATATAATAATGGGAAATGATTATAATAATGAAATATTTAATATTGATAATATCATATCAATTGGTTATTCAAATATTTTTAATTCAGATTCTATTTATAATAATTTATTAGGTACTTCAAATATTATTTTATCAAATATAAATTCGACAATTGAAATACCAATATCATGTAATAATATAATAGGAAATAATAATACTGCAAATAATTTAAATAATTCAATTATAATTGGTAATTATAATAATATTAATAGTTTATCTGAAAATAATTTAATATGTATTGGTAATGATATTAAATATAATGATAAACTATCATTAAATATAGATAACTCTATTATTAAAAATAACAATAATTCTTTTACCAAAAATGATATAATATATAATTATAATAATTTATTTATTGGAAACGACGATAATACTAAAATAGGTATCGGATTTAATGATTATAATTTAATCAATAATATTATAGAAAATGAAACTTCTAATATTTATTTTAATAATATAAAATTGCAAAATCTTTCTATTGATTTAACAAGTAATACATTTGAGTCAAGTATTATTTTAAATATTACTAGTAATTCCGATAATAAATATATACAAAGTATTAGAAATGCTGAAATACAAACTTTTTTTAATATTGTTAAAATTACTCCACTTTATACTGATAATGAAAAAACCCCAACATATATAAATGAAAAACCTTATAAATATTCTTATATTACAGATATCGATAAAGAGTTTTACGATCAATCTGCGCTTTTTATTGAAGAAATAAATAATCAAAAAATATTAAATAATATAAATCATTCATTATATGTTAATAATGGAATTAATACTGATTATTTATCGATTAATAATAATAATAATAATAAAATTTCATTATATTCATCAGATAATTTAATTAGTAATATTACTTATATTTTACCGAATAATAATATTAATACTTTTAATACTAATAATAAATATGTTTTATCAATATCTAATTATAATGAACTATATTGGTTACTAAATACCGATATTGATGATAATAACATAAAAATAGATAATATTTCAAATTATTTAAATAATATTGAAATTAAAACTTCTAATTTAAGTACTATAAATGAT